AATATTTACCAAGACAAGCTCTCAGGGGAATGCTGGCAGTAGACTATTATTAAATGATATAGAACAAGCAGTTAATGATTTACTTTTGCCACAAATTGAGGTTGACAATTTTGATGTAATAACTCAGGATTTAAGTTACAACACACAATTAGAATCGGTTACAGACACAGAAAATATTTACCGAAGTTTTTTAACTTTGGAATTAACATTAAATTAAAAATAAAAAAATTATGGCAACACCAATTAAAGGAGAAGTTGGAATACTTTACGTAGCAGACGGATCATCTTACAAGCCAGTAGCTTGTTTGACTTCAAACAGTTTATCAACAGCCGTTTCGGTTATTGAATCAAACACAAAATGTAACCCTGGAGTTACTAAAATTCAAGGTGGAATTTACTCTTACACTTTAGACGCTGAAGGAGAGTATATTGATACAACTTCAGTAGGTGGAGACTCAACAAAAGTATCTCACGATTTCTTAGTTGAATTACAACTTGAAAAAGCTTTAGTAACTTGGAAATTAGTTACAGGAGTTTCTGGAGCAACTTACTACGGTAGTGCTTTAATCTCTGACTTATCATTAGATATGGGCTCAGGAGACGATTTAGCAACTTTCTCTCTTTCATTAAACGGAGACGGAGAAATTTCAACAATCGATCCTTTAGACTAAAACAATCATTAACCAATCAATCAAAATATGAATAAAGTAAAATTATTAGATAAAGAGTTCCATTTTGGAATAGGATTTTTAAATGAATTATTAGAAGGAACAGGTTTAAGACTTGACGAATTAGGCACACAAGCCGATGCTGTTTTAATTCCTAAAATGATGTATTATTCATTATCCTACTCTTATAAAAGAAACGCTCAGGAAATTGATTTTACAATGTTCGATATTAATGATTGGATTGATGACAACGGAGGTATTGGCGGAAGCTTTTGGAATGATTTTCACAAAGCTTTTAACGACTCTATGAATAAGGACGTACCAGTAGATGACAGCAAAAAAAAAGTGAATCCAAAGAAATAGATTTTAAAGCGGATGTAATCGCTTTTGCTTGTGGCGAACTTGGAATTTTGCGTTTAAGTGATGTTTATGATATGACTTTCGCGGAGTTCCAAATTCGCCTTTTTGCGTATAAAAGAATGGAGTTAAGAGAATGGGAAAAGGTCCGACAAATAGCTTGGAGTGCATTTATAGCACCACACCAAGACCCTAAAAAGTTACCTAAAACAATAGATAGGTTTATGAGTTTAGGAGTAAACAATACAAAAAAAGGAGTTAGTACTGAGCAAAAGGAAAACTTTTTAAAAGCATACAAAGAATATTTAAACCAAAAGAAAAATGGCTAATTTACAAGTTGAAGTAGGAGCTGACATTTCGGTATTAAAAACCAAATTAGCGGAAGCCGAATTATTACTCGAAAAATTAAAAAAACAAAAGGCAACCGAATTAAAATTAGGTCTTAATGTTACTAATTTGCAAACGCAAATAAATGATGCTAAAAGTAGTATAAGTGGACTAACAAAAGAAATAAATACACTTTCAGCAGCACAAAACAAAAATTCCAAAGCAACTGCAAACGGAGCAAATACTTTAACTCAATTTTCACGAATTGCTCAGGATGCACCTTATGGAATTATTGGTATTGGAAACAACTTAACTGCAACGGCTGAAAGTTTTGGTTACTTAGCAAAAAGTTCTGGAGGAGCTGGAAATGCATTAAAAGCTGTCGGAGCATCTTTATTAGGTCCTGGAGGGTTAATATTAGCATTTTCTGTTGTTACGAGTGGTCTTACTTATATGGCTCAACAAGGATTGACTGTTAGTGATGTATTTAACAAATTAACTGGAAATTTTGACGAATATGGTAACGCATTAAAAAAAGCAACAGAAGACGGAGCAAAGTCAGCAATTCAAGAAACATCTGCTTTAAAAGGACTAGTTGCAATAGCTCAATCTGAGACAGAATCAAAAAGACTTAGATTGGAGGCTGTTGATCAGTTGCAAAAAATGTATCCTAATTATTTTGGCAATTTGTCAAAAGAAGAGATAATGTACGGCAATATTACTGGAGTTGTTGATGAATTGTCAAAAGCGTTAATTAATAAAGCAATTGCAGAAAAATTATCTGAGGCAGCAGTCGAACCTACTTTAAAATTATGGCAAGCAAATCAAAGATATAAAGATGCTGTTGTCGATTTAAGAAAAGCCGAACAGGACCTTGTTAATTTTAGAAACAAACCAAATGTAAGTGCTTCTCAAGTTGCAATGTTTAACGCTAGAATAGTTGGAGCTGCAAATGACAAAGTAAAAGATGCAATTGCAGATATTCAAATTTATAGCAATCAGGTTGATAAAATTAATAAGAAAATAGAAATGACCTCCAAAGCTGGGGCAAAAGCTATTTTAAAGCCTGGAGCAAGTGAAAAACCAGAACCAAAGCCTAAAAAATACAAAAATCCTAATCCAAATTTTGATCCCGGAAATGGATTTATTGGAGGTGGAATTGTTAATCCAAATTCTGGAATTGTAACTCCAGACTTAGGAGTTGATAAACAAGCTATTGAAGCAGCACAAAGATTAAAAGAAGGCTTAGCTTATCAAACGCAATTAATTGAAGAATTTGACGCAAATGCAAATACTTTAATTGAAAACAGTATTGCTAGTACATTTAGTAATATGGGAACGGCTATTGGAGAAGCACTTGCAACTGGTGGAAATGTACTTAGTGCGGTTGGAAATAGTATTTTGCAAAGCTTAGGCGGGTTTTTATCCGACATGGGAGACATGCTTATTAAATACGGTACTTTAGCAATTTTAAAAGGTAAACTTGACCTTGCAATTTTAACTGGAGGACCTGTATCAATTGCAGCTGGTATTGCAGCTATTGGAGTAGGAGTTGCATTAAAAGCAATTGGAGGAGCTATTGGTGCAAGAGCAAATGCGGGTGCCAGTGGAGCAAGTTCTGGAGCTGGAAGCCAAAGAGGATCTAATTATCAAACTGGAGCAAACGTTTCAAGTCCGAGAAGCTCAGTTTCTGGAGGAGGAACATTCAACAATACTAGTGGAACAGTTGTTTTTGAAATATCAGGACAAAAATTAATCGGAGTATTGAGTAATACATTGGGAGCAAATCAAAGATTAGGTGGAAACTTAGCAATAGGATAAAATGGCAAACAGAAAAATTTTAATAGAATTTACAGCAAATCCAACAG